GCTGCCTTCAAAGGTCAGCGTGCCAGTGGTGCCGATCTCCAGGTTCCCCAGCACCGTGCCGCCGGTGACGATTGAGGGGAAATAAGCCAGGCTGTTCCAAGCAGTGCTGCCGTTGCCAACCTTGATCTTCTTGGTGTCGGTTTCTAAGCCAACCTCATTCGCCAGCAGCGTGGGGTTTTCAGATGCCCAGTTCGCGGCAGTATCAGCACGAAGCTGGATCTGAACCTGAACAGTGGTAGGTGTAGTCACCGGCTAGCGCCTCCGCCTTTAAGGATTAGTGTGGCCGCGGGATCTGTGCGATCAGCGTCGCCTCCGTCAAGGATAAACGGCGCATTTCCAGTCAAGGCAAAAGATTGGAATGCTGCAACCGTCCGCGATGCCGCAGTGCCGCCCACCAAGATGTAGAGCAGGTTGATGCCAAACAGCATCCGCAGCGCCACCGTGACATTGAAGAACACGCCGAGATGCTCTTCCTCCGGCGGTTCGTCATATCTGAAAACTGACGTTGCCTCGCCGACTGGCGCACCACCCCAAACCGCAGTCGGCACAGCGAAGTAGCGGTGTGTACCATCGCTGCCGATGTAGTGGTCGCGGATCTGCTGCATCTGTGTCTGCGTCAGATTCTCGTAGGTAAGCCTGACGATGCCGCCGGTGGTGCGCAACGAATGGCGAAACCGGATTGGCCCTGCGCCGATGGTTTCCTCCTCGCTCATGTTGAGCGCACCGATGTCGTAGCTGATCGAATCGGCGTAAAGGGCAGGGAAGTCAGCCATGGCTAGATGGTGTAGGGCGGAATCAGCTCTAGTTCCACTGTGGCGTAAATCTCGCCGCACACCTCCTCAGTTTCTGGCGGTGAGACATAGATCCATTGGTAGCCGGTTGGGAAGGTCAAACCAGAACCGACCAGCGTGGCACTGTCCAGATCAAACGCCTCAAACCGGCCGTGCAGGGCATAGTGACTAATGAGGCTGTAATGATCAGCACGGCTGAGCAGGTTGAAGCCCATGCGCAAACGATGGCCAACGCTGCTGCTGCTATGCCGCACGCTCACCTCATCACCAGTCAGCACACGCAGCGGCGTGTTGGCGCTGCTGCCTGGCATGTAGGTGCGGGTGCTTGGTGTTAGCGCGGGGAAGGTGGCCATGGCTAGAGCTTTTGCACGTTGATAGCGATGGCCTTGGTTACTTCATCAGACCTAGAAAATGAGCCAAGATCTTGGGCGTTGACTCCTTCGTTGCCATATCCAAACGGAAAAGGCAAGCTTGATGATAGGTCGATCCATTCGCCGTCGCCGTTCAGATATTTAATAGACAGAAGCGGCAGTGGGGTTACAGTGCTATTTGGCGCCCCGCATGGATAAATTACAGTGCGCGTTATCGCCGCAGCTCTAAGCCCATAAACATTGCTTTGTCCCAGAGAGTTGCTGGTCTTTGTCAGCGTGTAGTAGCGTCTTTGTGGCAATGGATTACCTGTAAAACACTCTGCAGGGGTGAAAGGATCTTCGCACTCAATTGTTGCGCCGCCTGTTGGCGTTGGACAACTTGAGTCAGAAGATAAATCATATCGCGTATATGTCCAAGTTGCCGTATAGGTGCCAATGCCATCAAGCAATCTCAGCCCATCGCTGCCGTATGTGCCAGCTGTTTGAGCTTGGCACTCACTAAACCCATCGGTGATTCCAGGATCAGGGCAGCAGTATGTAACCCGCAGCTCCCACGCTTCATCAGGGCCGATGCCTAGCTGTTCGTTGATGGCAATAGATGCAGCAAGGTTGACAGTTGGGTCATAAACAATATCGCCAGAATCTAAGTATATCTTGGTACCGGTGATCACGTTATACCAATGCGCGCCAATGTTTGCTCCGGTGCATGGTGGCGTGAACGTGATAGTATCGCCGGGGAGAATTGGATCATTTGCAGTCAATCCTGGCGGATATCCAATCGTGCCACCACCACCAACATTCTCATCGTCAACGCTATCAATCGGATCCGCCGGATTGTTGATCCCGCCGCTAGGTGCAGAATCATTGCCGCCATCTGTGCCGCTGCCGCCAGCCGGGAATGATGGCTCTGGGATGTTTGGCGGCCATTCAGTGCCATCAGGGTCTGGATCTATATCATCAGGCAGATCAGGCGGCAGATTAGGCAGATCGCCACCTTCGTCGGGAATCGGATCCTCATCATCAGGATCGTTCACGTCGCAGGTGAATGTGCCGCGGCCGGTGGGATACTCGAAGCCGTTGATCGTGGTGCCGGCCACATACAACGCGACGATGCTGCGCCCGTTGGCATCAATCGGATAGTGCATCAGATCGAGCTCAACCGCACCGCTCAGGCTTTTGTTGATCCGCTCTACCTCGTAGAGGTAGTCATGGTGCGAGACCACACCCGGCTCGGTTTCACGCCGTAGCCGCACCCGCACAATGTCGCCTAGGACCAGCGTGCTGTTGTAAGCATCAGGCCGCACGCGGATGCGCAGCGTGTGAGTGACGAAAATGCGCCGCGCTGCCAGATAGGCGCCGACTTTGGCCGCATGAAGCTCTGAGGGGCAGAACTCGCGCAGAATCGGCCCCGGTGGCAGGTAGCCGCACCACTGTCGTGCGGATTAGGCCAATGTCGTCATCGGGTTGCTGGCGCCACAGCATCTGCATGGCCGTGGGCCGGCGTTCCGCGTAGGGGATGAACTCGATCTCAAACCCATCCGGCAGTAGGTGATCCTCAGTAAAGCCAAACACCCAGCTTGCAGCACTGGTGTCGATTGCGTATGCCTCGGTATAGGGCAGCCGCGGCCTAAAGGCTTTCTTGCCGTTGCTATCGCTTACGCGCAGCAGGAAGTAAAGGCTCGTGCGCTGCAGCCAGTCTTCTAGGTTCTGGGAGCTGTTAAAAATGCCGTTGTAATAGAGCTGTTGCGTTTCGGTGAAGTTGGCCGCGGCCGTGAAGGTGGCTGTATCAATCAGCGCATCAGGGAAGCGGCTGGACTGTTTAATCAGATAGATCGCAAGATCGCAGACGTTATTACTCGATCCGGCAGTGCCCTCAATCAGCCGGTCGACAATGATGCCCTGACGCACAAAGCAGTGAACCTGCCGATCCCAAGTGCCGTCACCATCAGCGTGCGTGTTTTCGTAGCTGAGCGTCGTCAAATCGTCGTAGTAGCCACTCGTGCCGCAAAACGCTGGGCAAGGCCAAAGCTCCTTGCCAGCCACTGCGGTGATGAAGTTGCCGGGCGTCCAAGTGCCGGCCCGCCGGTCATACGTTTGCGCCCATGTGCCCACCCTGCAGGCCCGCTGGAATACATCACGCACCTGAAGCTGCGGCATATCGCCTTGGCTCAGGACCAGCTCAAGATTGACCGTCAGTTCGTTTGTGGTGCCATCGTTCTCGAATCGGCCCTCTGTGGCGCCGGGGCTCACAAATACGCCGCCCACGTCGTAGATGATTGGCACCGCTACATCCAAGCTCCACCTGTAGGTGGTCTTCGTGACGCGCTTGCCAAATACAATCGGCACCGGCTCGCCAATCACAATGCTGCGCTGCCGGCTATCAAGTGCGCTGTAACCCTCAGCAGCACCTTCGCTAGTCGGTGTGCTCTGCTCTGGAAGCAAGCTGAGCGGTGCGCTGATCGTGATCGCAGTGCTCGCCATGCTTACATCCGTATCGGTGCGCCGATCAGCCGGTTGGTGAACTTACGCGGCGGCACCTGTGCGCCAACTGGTGCCAGCGTAGAGCCCAGCCGCAGTTCAATCAATGAAAACGATCCACCCATGCTGATCGCTTCGCCTGTGTAGGCGCCGATCAACAGCTGGCCAGCTTGCGGCACTGCATTGGTTAGCCGGGTATCGAACTCATAGAGCTTTACCTCCACTAGCCGGTTGAAGTTGATCGCATCCTTAAAGGCTTGCAGGATCGTTTCAGTAGCCGGCGCCTCGATGGTGATGCCCACGTCAGTGCCAGGGGTGCCGCCGATCAGACCGTTGACGGCAAAGGGCTGATATTCCCAGCTCACGCTGTCCCATGTAACAGTGCTGTTGATGTAGTACCCCTGCCACCGCTGATAGGTAGTGGCGCCTTCATAAATGCGCAGATACTGCGCTTGGCCGCGGTTGCTCATCAGATCGCACCTTGGAAGCGACGACCCGCAAAGCTGCGATTGTTGCCCAGCAGATTGGCTGCCAGCGAATTGAGCGAGCGCTCAAGGTCGTCGATGGTCACATAACGCTGGCCGCCTTGCTGCAACACCGGGCCAGTTTTGATCTGCACTGTGGTGTTGCCTTGGCTGGCGCTAGCTGCTGCGCTGTTGGGAATCACAGAGGCGCCGCGCATCCCCATCAGGTAGTTGGCCGATGCCCGTGCCATCTTCGACTCGGGGATGATGTATTCACGACCGGCTTCGCCCACCATGGCGACGGTTGGGCCTTGCACCACGCCGCCCTTAGCAAAGCGCGGCAGGCTCACCTCACTCACGGTCGGGATGGTCGGCAGCTTGAGTGCTGATAGCGCACGGTTGGCCGCGGCGATCAGCTTATTGATGCCGCTGATGGCGCCATTGATGAACTTTTCAACCATCCCAAGGTAACTGTTAAAGATCGCGCGGATGAACCGGGCCACTGCATCGAACGGGGCTTTCAGCGCATTGGCTAGACCCTTGAAGGCGTCAACAATCGCACGCACCACGGCCTTAGCGCCGTTGGTGACGGGTTTGATCACAAAATCGTTGAATTCCTTGCCGATGCGCACAAACAGATCACCGATGGCCTTAAACGCATCGGCGATCTTGTCGCGGAACACATAAATCGCAACGCCAGCGGCCACCAGCAACGCCACAAAGCCAATTGGAGGAGTTGCGAAAACAGCTAGTAATGCTTTCCCTAGTGCGCTGAGGGCGGGGATCAGTGCTTTGCTGATCACAGCCAGCAACGGGCCAAATAGCTTGGACATGCCGCCAATGGCAAGACCAACAGCGCCAGCAATCTCTAGAAACTCCCTAAATGGTTGTGGCAGCCCTTGCAATGCTTGAATTACGTTGCCAATGATCTCAACAGCAGTGCGCAACGCAGGAGCCAGAATCTCCGCCAACTGCCGTACCAATTGAGCAAAGGTCTCGGCTAGTTGTTGAAAAGCCGGATTGTTTGCGATTTCATTGGTCAACTGCTCAAACAATGCCATCAACGCCTCAAACGCTGGCATCAATGCCATGACAATTTCAAGCCCTAGTGTTTGCAATCGTTCAGTCATATTCTCGATCCGATCATTAAAGGCCGCAGACTTATCAGCGAAATCCTGCGTAAGCGCTGTGCTCATATCATTTACAGCTTCGCTACCGCTGTTCAAGAATGGAATCAGCTCGCTACCCAATCGCTTGCCGAAAATCTCGCTAGCAAGCGCCGCCTTTTCCGTGCCGTCTTCCATTCCTCTGAATTTATCCATAATGTCCTTCATCACGGCATCAGTTGATCGCACCTTGCCGCTTGCATCAGTTAATTTGATGCCCAACTGATCAAAAGCATCTACAGCCGGCCCTGTGCCGGTTGCAGCGTCGCTGATGTTCTTTGCAAGCGCAGGGAACGCCTTGCTTAGGCTCTCAATGCTGGTATCGCTCAGCTCTGCAACCTTACGAAAACGATCTAGCTCAGGTGCCGCCACGCCAGTCCGCTGCGACAGCTTCGACATTGCATCAGCATTATCAATCGTATCCTTAGCAAACTTGCCCAGACCCAGCGCGGCAATGATCGGCAGAATCGTCTTAAACAATCCGGCGAGTCCCCTGCCTGCCTGATTTAGGCGGTTCATTGATGTGCTGGCACGATCACTGGCGCCGGACACACCCTTAAGACCATTGGTGAGCCCTGAGATCTGCTGCTCGCCATTTACCCGAGCATTGATCACCAGGGCTGTGGTCATGTCCAGCGCCATGGCTCAATCCTTCCGCTGACGGTGCATTGCTTCAATCACTGTAGCCTCGATGATCTGCAGATCACTGAGCAGATCAGCCTGATCCTCGACCCGCTGTATCTCGAACATCCAACGCACAGCGCTGTAGTCCAAGCCGATCAGCGCACCACCTGATACGCGCCACTGCGTCTGGACACGCAGAAACATGTCCACCGCAGGCCATGCCTCCGGCAGCACCTCATAGTCGCCCTCTGGCTCCATCTCTGGCAGCTCAAGGCCGAACACTGCAGCATCGTCTGCAGTCTCATCAATCGTTGCGCCGCCCGCCCAGTACTCAGCGGCGCCGATCAGTTTTTTCGTTTCTGATCCACCAGCGACTCGAAGTAAGCCTCGATGATCGCGCTGGCCAGCATTGGCACATCCAACAGCTGTGCCTTCATCGCCTCGGTGAAACGTACCTCCTCGCCATCACCATCCACCACGCCGGCCCATCCCACCAGGATCTCGTCGGCCAGCGACTGATCGCTGATCTGGCTGCTCACATCCTCGCCAGCCTCAGCATCCTTCAGTCGTTGCTGGACCTGCTGCTGGATTTCATTGATGCGGGTTTGCGGCAGCCGCTTGAACACAGCATCAAAGCTCTGCCGTTCACGCTTCCCGCCATCTGCAGGCATCCTGATGGCCACGGGCCAGCTGTAACTGTCCGATTGCTTCAGTACAAAAGCCAAAGGGCTGAACGCGAACGCTCAGCCCATCATGGTCTGCTGTTGTGATCTTGGCAATCAGGTGTAGACAAGGCTCACCTCATCGTTGCCACTGGCACCCGGCACCGCCACATAGGGCAGGGTCAGCATCTGGATCCCATCGAGATCGCTGTAGCTCGGGTTGCCGATATCGCAGTTGGAAGCGTTGAAGGTGATGATGTTGCCAGCGGTTTGGCCGTGCTGGAACGTGATCGCACCAGTGGCGTCGGTGTTGGCGATCGTGAAGAAGTCCTTCGCCGCAATGGTCGGGGCTTCGATGATGGCCTCGCCAGCAGGAGCCCGGTTGGTGATGTTGACCGACTTATCGCAGCCCACCAGCTCGCGATAGTTGACCTCGTTTGCCACGTCGAAGCTGAAGCTCGACAGGCAGCCGCTGTAGGAGAAGATAGAGAAGCTGGTGGTGTTGCCAGCCTTGAAGATCACCGGCGTCTCTTGATTGCTGTAGGTGGTGCTAGGCGCTGCGGTATCGGTCGGGCTGTTATAGATGCCGGTCATCGTGAAGCTGATGATCGGGATCTGGTTGACCTCAGCGGTTAGGTTCCAGGTGCCACGGCATCCGGTCAGCTTGTGGAGCACGCCATCGATGTTGACGTAGATGGTGCAGCTGCCGATGGATGCACTGATGGGGGCGTAGGTGACGCTGGTGTCGGCCACCACCGTCTCGCTGAAGCCGCAGGACTGCAGCAGCGAGCCATAGCGGGGGGCAGTGCCAGCGGTGCCGCTACCGGCAAACTCAACCTCGAAGCTCACCTCCACGCGGGTGTTGCTCAGCAGTTGCTCGCTGTTGCCCAGGTAAGGGCGGATGAGCTCGCGGCTAACGGTCTCGGCCTGAATCGGCGTGAGCTCCAAGTTGCGCACCAACACGGCATCAGTGCCGGCTGGCGTTGAATCCGTGCCGTAGGTGGATTCGGCTTTGACCAGGATGAGGCGCTTGCGGGTGAGAAGTGCCATAACGATGCGACCTAGGGGAAGGCCGTCCCGGCCTCTATCTAATCCATGCTATCCGGGATCAATCAGTGGTCAGATTCGCCACCAGCGTGCGATAGCGCACCAGATAGTCGCAGCTCATCACGCCACCAGGTTGATCAGCATCGATCAGCTCAAAGGTCACCGATTGCGGCTGCACATCAATGGCGTAACCGCCGAGCGTTAGGTCTGCCATCACCTTGGCGTGTAGTGATTCGATGGTGGCATCAGCCAGCTGATCAGGTACGTCACCGCGCACCACAACAGCGATCCGCACCGTAAGGCTCCAATCCAACCGCGGCAGCGCGGTGTTTTGCTCTGCCGTGTCGCTGACAGGCTCCACCACAATCGCGGGGCTTTCCTGCCTGGCCAATGCCGTCACCCTGCTGCGATAGATCCGGGTGCCAACGCCAGTGGTTCCGGCTAGCGCGGTGACGATCGCACGCAGGATGCGCTCACGCCGCGTCATGCCTTCACCTCAAGCGCACTGATCCGCCCGCGTTGGAACTGGATCGTTGTGGTGTCGCTGATGTTGGCAACGTACAACGCCACCTCATCGCCATCAGCCAGTTCAACCATCCAAAAGCAAAACAGCTTTGCAATCTGGCCAGTAGAGCCACTAAAGGCGCGACATTCCGATTGATCAATGCCAACGCCGTTCTTGGCCAGCTTGATGCCGAGCGTGTGGTTGTTGCCGGCGTAAGCGTCCATGCTCGCCTGCACCATGAACAGCTTGGTTGCGCCGCTGTCATTGGCCAGCCCAAACGTGTCAGACGTGCCGAGCGTGACCTGATAGTCGGTGGCACTATCAAACGTGGCAGTCAGCCCAGTGCTCTGATAAGTGCCGGCCTCTGAAATCGCAATCGTGCCGCTGGTGGTCTTGCTGGCCTGGCCACGCGCCAGCACGCCCTCGATGTAGTAGCTAAGGCCCGTCCAAGCCGTAGACCCATCGCCCACCTTGTAGCGGCGGGTATCGGTCTCGATGCCCATCTCGCCAAGCAACAGCACCGGATTCGCTGCTGTCCAATTGGCTGCCGTATCACGCCGCAGCCTGATCTGTGCAGTGCTGCTCATGCGCCACCACCATCGAGCACGTTGCCTTCAACGTAGCTGCTATCAGCAGCACCACCGTCCAG